CTGCACTAGTAGACCATTCTTGTTCAGATACCTTCACTGGACGTGAAAAGAAATTCTGTAATGAAGTATCATCTGTATCCTGCATCGCACGTGTCGAATCCATAGTAGAAAGCATATCATACGCATAAGGGTCACTTTGATCGGAAAACTGAACATTTTCATAAGTTCCATCACTGACTTTAAAGATATTGTTGTCAGCGGTTGTGCCACTCTGATAATCTAGAACAAAAATTTCAGAGGCCTGGGGGATTTTTGGGTAAGTAAGGTACCCACTTTTTATAAAATTTGTAGTAAGCGATATTTACAATCCCAAAGCACTGCTCAATGCTATGGGTGATACTATTTACATGAAGTGCCTAACTTCTCCTCTAAATAGAGGTATTTCACGGGGGAAATGACATTATGTGCAAAGCCTAATTTATATATACAAAATAATATGAATATTATAACAAAATTGGTAACCATATACACAAAAACAATTTTGCTCTCCCGTAGGTTCCAGATTGCTAACTGGACAGTTTACGATAATTGGGGAATTTCTTCAACATCTAAATCCTCTCCCAAATATTTATGTCTCCACTGATTCACTCGTTTGTCGTACGAAATATCAAGTGCAGGGCATAAGTGTTCGATTTCACACTTTTGTGCAACAGTTTTGAGTTTACTCTGGCGATCCTCAAAACCTCACGACCATAATAAAACCAGTCGTGTAAAGAACTTTCGATGTTTTGGGCACTGTGCATTGCCAAAGTCAGTTCCTTGGAAAGTAAATGAGCATGAAGTCTCTTGAAAATGGAATCTTCTGACAAAAGACCCACCTTACGACCTAGATCTTCATTATATACACACTTTCTCTTCAAGAAATCAACGTCCTTCTCTTGCATATAGTGAGTAGGGATTGATTCCTTATCTGGCATAGTAAATTTCATATCATGCTCGGCCAGAAAGTGAGCATAAGTAATGTGAGTAAAGCAATCACAGTCAGCAGAAACAGTTCCAATAACATCATCTCCATAAGTCAAAAAGGAACAATTCTTCTTGAAATTCTCATTTGGATATAGTGTAAAGAAACTACATCTCAACAAAAGAGAATTAACAACAGAATTAATGATAACTGTAAGGTTCTGACCAGAAGGATTGGTTCCAAACAATTGAATCAAATCACCATTGTAAGCCATAACTGGATAAACAACTTCATGTACCATCATTTCCATCAAATGAATATCCTCGGGCGTGTATCCATCACACTTACGTGCAATATCAATAAGAATATCAAACGCAGCTATAGTTACCTGAGCAGGCATACGAACATCGTATTTGCTATAATCACCAGCAAGAACACGGTCTTTACCCTTGCTCATTGCTGCTTCCCAAAGTTCTTCCCATTCTAAACCTTCAGCATTCACACCAACTGCACATTCGTAAAGAATAGGATTCATTTGGATAATTCTGACAATAGGAAGAAAATACATACGAACTAACAACTGCAGAACTAAGGGA